CTGCTGCAGCTCCAGCTAATTCAACAAGTTTTCCATCTCCAGCAACGGAAATTGTAAGTAAAGCACCTGGGGTATATGTTGCAGTGCCAGCATCCGCATTAATAGCTGAAACTGATGAGCCTGTGCCAGTCTTGAATTGGTCTGTGATAAACTGTCCACCTGGTGTGTTGAAAACTCCAACACCTCTTCTTGGGCCTTCATATCCTGAAGAACCAGCAGTTGGGTTAGTTAAACCATTGACGTTTTCAGCTTGGAAGTCACCAATAGCTCTTTTTGAAACAACGTAGAATCCGTTGTTGTTAGCTTGAAGAACACCATTGGCATCAACATAAGATGCACCTACTGGGTCTGAAAGGATCATGGTGTTTCCAGATCTTGCAGTATCGTCCGCAGAAAATCCTACAAAACCACCAGTAAATCCTACACCTGCGCCGCTTACTTGACCGCCATGAGCTCTTTGAGCAAGGGCAACATTTCCAGCTGTTGAAGATCTTTGAAGACCTACACCTGCCGACCATGTAGCGGTTGAAGTTGTATCGTAGTTAGCGACAACTACTGAGTTTAAAGCACGAATAGCCATTTTATATTTCTCCTAAAATTTTGTGAGGACTAATCCTCGATTGTTGGCATTGTCCAAGTGCCTCTTAAAGCACCTTGAATGTCAAGAGATGCACTATTAGCAGCGGAGCTGCCATTGAATGCAGGGGATGTCGAAATTCCGTTTGTAGAAGCGGTTCTAACACTCATTCTTTCAGCAGCTGCTGCAGCAACTCTTTCAGTTGATGCTTGTGCAGCAGAAAGTAAAAGTTTAGTTTGTCTAATCATTGCGTCAGCTTTGAGTTCATCATTGAGCATTTGCTCAGCGTATGAATCAATGTCTGAACTTTCAATAATTCCAGCAAGAGCTAACTTGCTTGAGCAAGAATAAGCTGTCTTAATTCTTGCAGTATCTAATGCTGCAGAAGTTTTGATATCAACATATTGACCCATTGGTTTAACTTGAACGTCAGATTCAACGTCTGTTTCTTCTTTATTATCTTCATCACAGTTAGGACACATGGTGTCATCAGAAGCCATTTCTTCTGCTGTCATTTCCATCTTGTGTCCACATGTGGTGCATTGAACTGCAACTCTCTCAACAGAAGCTGTTCTTGCTGCAGGAACTGTGGTTTTGTGAGGCATTGAAGGCATTTGTGTTGGAACTTCGAAAAGATTAACATCTTCCAATCCTTCAGAAGGATTTTCTAATGAATCCCAATCTACAGTGTATTCTAAGGAACCATCACCAGATCCCTCAAATTTCATAGGCTTGGTAACATCTGGAAATTGCAATGAATCAACATTATTTGTAGGAACTCTTTGTTCTGCCCAAGTTGGGTTTTCTTCCTTAAGGCTGTTTCCTTCACTGCCTTCCAATGTCATAGAAGGATAATCTACTTCACCTTCCATATTAACTAAATCTTCGTTATACTTAAATGTGCCAGACGCCGGATATTTCTCTTCTTCAGAAGCAATCTTCTTTAAGATTGATTCTCTTTGAGCACGGCGAGCAGCCAATGCTTGCTTTGTCATTTTATTAACTCCAGTACTTGATGTGTGCATTTTTGGCTCGGAATCTTCTTCCATATCTTCATCTTCCATGTCCATGTCTTCATCTTCGTCCATGTCTTCATCAAGATCTTCTTCCATATCTTCATCGTGCATGTCGTCTTCATCATCCATATCCATGTCATCTTCTCCGCCAAGAAGATTGTCGAGCGCCTCTTGCACAGCTTTTTGTGCGGCGTCAACCATATCAGCGGGAACTTCTATTTCAAATTTGGCTGTTTCTTCATCGTCTACTTCGTCTGAGTCTTCTTCAAAATCTTCTTCTAAATCGTCTTCATCATCTTCAAAATGATGCATATCTTCCATTTCATCGTTGTTTTCATCGTCTGCGAAGTCTGTAGTCTCTTCTGCCTCTGAATCGGTGTTAACCATAGGTTTTACATCTACTGGCTCAAATCCAGCTTCCCTGAGCACATTAGGAAGATACTTAGATCTAATCGCGTTTGCTACAACTGTTGCTTCAGCCTTGTTAAGGGAAGCTGTTTTAGTCATATCATTTACGCAATTTTTGTAATCTTCTTGGTCAGTGAGCTGAATTTCAGCAAGACGAAGGGCCTTGAATTTATCTTGATTAGTGGCTTTCTTCATTTTTTCCATTATTCGCTGCTTCCCTTATAAAATACAAAATTCTTGTATATCAAGAAACTTCTTTTTTATTCTACAAATTTATTTTTTAAACCTGCATTAAATAACATTAGGGAGAATAAAATCTCCCTAATGTTTATGCATTTAGTCAATCCATGTGATAGTAACATCAAGTTTCGAAGGATTCTTCTTGTTAGATGCAACTGTTGTTTTTGAATAGTTTCCACAGTCATAACAGAATGTGTTATTACTCACTTTATGAGCTTCTCTTGATCCACAACTTGGACAGATCATACCAACTGGTAATCTCTTCTCTGTTGCTCTATCAAAATCTGGCATTGCAGTTCTCAAGTAAACATCAGAGTCTACAGTTGTAGCTAATCTAAACATTGACTTGAAGTTAGCCACAGGTGCCATACCCGGAGCAGCAGGAGCAGCTGGAGCGCCCATGCCACCTTCAGCACCAGGCATAGGAGTCTCTGCAGGAGCAGTCATTTCACCCAAACCACCCATGAGATCTTCACCAGTTTCTTCAACCCCATCTTTGCCCTTTTCACCGAGTGAAATAAGTTCAATAGATTGAAGAATCTTATATGTAGTTCCGCATGATTGACAGTCAGCATTAGATTCAGAGATATTTACATCGTCTGCTCCACAAACTGGACAAATGCTACCCCAAGGCTTTTTCTCACCTGGTTCTGTATCTCCAGATGCCATTGGATCTTCATCTGAAAAACCTTCAGGAGTTCCACCTGTCATTCCTAAAATACCAGGATCAGTTGCTGCTGGTGCAGCTCCAATACCAAGGTTTGGATCTACTGGCCCAGCTGCAGGCCCAGTAGGTGCAGTACCCATTCCAGGAACTTGTGCGTATCTTGCTAAAAGTTGTGTTCTTCTTTCTCTTCTTGCAACTCTTGCAGCATCGGTCATGACAATCTCGTCACTTACAGGGCCTTCTACTAATCCATCAACTGGAGCTTCAGAGTCCATTTCGGTTGATTCATCAACATCGAATGATTTAGTTACAGCAGTTGAAACTCTTGCTGTAATATCTCCACTACTGGAAACATTAAGATCTGTGAATGAGAATGTCCCAGGATCAACGGTAAAACCATGACCTTGAAGAACAGAAATAGCTTTTTGCTTGAATGCTTCTTCAAAGCCTTCATCTGATGGAGAAACACCATCTAAATCTTCAGATGTACAAACAAAAGTCAAGCACTCAGACTTGTTTTGAGTTACCCTCATACCAGCTGTTTTTTCCATTGATTTCTTAGTTTCAATAGCTTTAGCAACCAATCTCTCAGCAACTTCATAATCTTCACAAAGTCTCTTAGCTGCTAAGGCAATTTTCTTTGTAGAAATGTCAAAATTTGTCGAATAATCTGCAAGCCATCCAATGACATTGTTATTTATATCTTTTGTAGAAGCAGTTTTAACACCCCAGAATTCTCTTCTGGCTCTTGCTCTTAATCTTGCTTCAGTAGCAGAAGCTGTTTTTGCTCTGTTGATAGCTGCAACAAGTTGATTTTCTGGCATACTGTCAACAGTATCTACCACTTCATCTGGTGTTACTCCAGCTTCTTCTGTTGACATTGCCATAGCAGAAATAGCTGACTTGAGATCTTCTTTAGAAATAAGATTCATATCCCCATCAACTGCACTTGTCAAAGCCTGTTTAAGTTCTTCATTCTTTGAAGGATTTGCTTCAACATCAAGCCCTTCTACAGGAATGTTTGCATCAGCCATTAAAAGTTCAGCAATTCTTGTAACGCCTTCTTTTGTAATTTCGCCTTCTTCAACTGCAACTGACAAAGCATCAGACAAGTCTTTAGCAGTAATTTCAGAAGTTACAGCAGCTCCAAGTTGTTTAAGAACAGCAGTAACAGAATCCATAGGCTCTTCTTCGGTTCCAAAGAATTCTGCCTTTTCTGCATTTGCTTCATCCATTGGTGCAGCTGCTGCCGCTGTTCCAACCATTTCAGGAAGTGCTTCTTCATTTGCAAGAGTTTGAGCAACTCTCATAATTGTATTAGGAGTTTCCATTGCAGCAACAACAGCCTTACCTAAAGCGTTGATTGTTGCGGACATAATTTCATGAGCAGAAGCTTTGCCGTCTGTTCTGCACTCTTGTAATCTTTTCTCAAGAACTTCTGTTGGAACGCCTTTGTTTACTTCATCAATTAAAGTAAACAATGATTTCATAACATCTTCATTCTTGACTTTTCTGCCATAAAGGCCTGCATCTGCAAGTAATTTTTCTTTAACATCATCAGCGCCTTTGCCAGTTCGCTTATCTCTTAAAGATTCTTCTCTTGTTACATCGTGTTCTGGTTTGTGTTGTTCAGAAAGAGCATCATATCTGGACTTACCTTCGTAACCTTCACCAGATCTTACTTCATCAAGTTGAGTATTTCTATCTTCTAATCTTTCTTTGACATCAAGCAAAGCAGTTCTTACAAACTTACCATACTCATTTAAAAGTTCAGCGGCAACTCTTGTACCTTGACCACTTTCCATCATATTGATTTGGTTTTCAGTCAAAATAGGTTCCCAAGCTGTTCTTTTTCCACCAGTGTATCCAGTTATAGATCCATCAGTAGATAAAACAACTCTATTGCCAGAACCATCTTCAACTTTAAAGTCGATGGTAACAGCAGCAGCCAGCTTTTTTCTTTGCTCTGATGCGATTTTTGCAAAATGATCCATTTGATTTCTGCCCTCCGCCAAAATAGGCGCATTAGTTTTTATGTTTTTATTTCTCTCATTAGAAACTCTAATGACTGTTTCTACTCTCTTTTGAATTTCACTATCATTAAGTGCATTCTTCAAAGATAATAAATTTTCTGTAAGTCTTAAAACTTTGCTCGATGGTTCTCTGACATTATTATTTGTACTGGCAAATACTTCTCTTTTACCATCTTTTGAAGCCCAAACTAAATTAATGTTTGAACTTGCTAAGGCTACACCACCACCTACTGGATTGGTTTCCGTCTGACTTGAAAAATCCATGACTCTTCCAACATTTCCAGTATTGGTGTAGTTTGCTAATCCAACATTAGCGTTAGTTGGATTTTGAGCAGGAGTAACAGCTTGTTGTGTTTGTTGTCCTGCATTAATTGGTTGTGGTCTTTGACCACTTCCTACGTCAACGCCATCGTCGATCATGTCTTGCATGGTGCCCTGTAAATCAGCCATTGCTTTTGTGATTTTGCCAACGTGTGTAAGGTCAACATTATCTTTTCTTGCAAATAAATTCATAACACCAACTTCAAGGAAGTTGAGTGATAAATTGATCAAGTCTAAAACATTAAGTCCTGATCTTGGATCAATGCCCAAACCTTGAAGAACTGCAGCTACTGTAGAATTTTGATTTACACCAGGTCCAGCTAATAAAGGACCACCTACTAAAGTTCCAGCATTTTGAGCAAGCTTTATTGCTGTTTTTGAAGCATGTTGAGCAGTTCTTAAACAATTTTCATATGCTAATCGTTCATTTATATTTACAGGAGACCCATCAAAAGCTAAAACAATATTTGAGCAAATTTCGTTAGCTTTCTTTTCTAAATCTTCTGCTGCACTTAAGACATCATCAACATCGTAAATTTCTTGAATTTCACAAGTTTCAAAAGCACCATCACCTACACAGGAAAGTTCAATAAACTTTAGCTTATAGTTTTCTTCATAAACTTTTTTGCCAGATTGAGGATCTGTCTTTCCTTTATATTTTTTTAAACATTCACAATAATCTTTTTCAGTGTAAGCTTTATTTTTACACTTAGAACAAATACCATAGTCTACTGAACATCCCATAGAAACATCATGGATAACTCCAGTTCTAATATTTCTTGCAATGTCAGGGTAAGCTTCTTCATCTACAAAGAATGTGCAATAAACACAATTTTCTTTTTCGTCCCATTCAGCGTAGACAACCATTCCTTTGGCTTGTTCAATATCATCATTTTTGTGGTTGGTGTAAATTGGAACGCCTTCAAAAGTTTTATATGAAGGGATTTTTACTCCCTTGATTTCATGTTCCTTAAGAAGTTCTTCTTTTGAAAAATAATCTCCATTTGCATTGACAGTATCAGCATCAATTGCTCTTGCTCGAACCCAAAGTAATTTAGCTCCTTTACGAGCTTGCATTTCTTTGACAATATCAAAATCTTTGTATTTTTCTAAAACTTCTTTTGGATCAGCATATAATGATTGCAAACCAATTTTTGCAGCTTCTCTCATATTAGAAGAGGCTGTCTTTAGCATGTGATTTCTGGCTACATTTCTATCACCTTCATTTAAGAAACTATTGATAGTAATTGCTCCACCTTTTGCAACCTTTTTCATTACACTTTTCCTTACTTTTCAATCCACATCCACTTAATAAATGGATGGAGGCTAATAAAAATAGTTCTGCGTTAAAGCCTTAAAAACCTACAAAACAAAACCCGTCGAATCCGACGGGTTTTTCGAATATACTAAATTTATAAAGTATTTCTACCTATAATGTTTGTTCTTCTGGGTTATTAGATTGTCCTGTTCTTTTTCTGATTCCTTGCATTATTACATTTAGTACATCATTTGGATGGTCATTTAATTCCTTATCAGTGAATCTTAAGATAATCCATCCATTATTTGCTAATTCACTATCTCTTTTTTTATCTTTTGCAATCTTGTCAAAATTGTTATGCCAGATTTCACCATCTGCTTCAATTCCAATTCCTAATTGTGGAATAGCTGCATCTAATGTATAGTCGCCAGTAGGACCAGCAGAATACTGTGCAAATAAAGAATATGGCATATTCAAAGAAAGCAACAAGCCATAAAGTTTCTTTTCAATAGATGTATATAAACTTGGTTGATTCGCTTCTTGTTTTTGTTTGAAAGCTATCTTGATATTTTCGTCATTTGAACTTGCTGCCATTCTGTATTCAAACTTAGCTTCAAAATTTAATGGTGAACATAAATCTCCACCAAGAAGATCAGGAGTTAATGTTCTATTGAATCCATCATATTTTTCAGGTAAAGGGCCATGCATGCCCCTTCCTGTGACTGGCATAATTGATTGTATGAAACCTTCGTGTGCTGCGGATTTAATTCTTTTTGATGCATATCTTTTGCCGTAAAGCTCATTCTTGGTTTCCAGTGCATCATCATAAAGTTGTTTTATTGCAGTAGAAGCTAAACGATAATTTTCTTCTTTAGATGAAGCTAATGGGGGCATCATCCCTCCAGCTTCCATTCCTGGCATAGCTGGCATTCCACCACCTGGAGGAGCTGCCCCTGGCGGTGCTGCTTGTCCTGCAAAACCTTGACCAGTGACAGGGCCAGATTGAAGATTCATTGAAAAACTTGGAACTCCAAAGTTCCCTTCTTTCATGAAACTTGCACCTTGCTCAAATCTAAGTCTTTCAATTTCTTGGTCAACATCAAGCCCAAAAGCTTCAATCAAAGAAGTGTTTGATATAACACCTTGTTGATTTGCAGTGGCCATAATCTGCAATTTTTGTGAATCATCTTTTAATTGCAAGTCATTGAATTTTATTGTTGGGTAAATAACTTCTTCTTGACCTCTTTCACCCTCAACAACAAATCCGTTCCATTCTGCGACAGGCCTGAAGATCTTTAATTCAATCCAGTGAGCTACTTCTCTTCTGAATGTCTCTAATCTTTGAGCCATTGCCATAAGACCTACCTGAGCGTTGCCATAAGTAGGGCCTTCTCCATTCAAGAGAGCTTTTGATAGCATAAGACCATCTAAAAGTTCAGAATTGATCTCTTCAAATTCAGGGGTTACAACATAGAACTTACTATTAGCTCCGTACCATTCAAGATCAAAATTGTGGTGAGTT